TGCTGCTTGGCAGCACGAGCCTGAGCCATGGAACGCTCCTGATCCGCCTGCTTAGCGGCGATGCCCGACTGCATCGGATCACCGGTCATGGCCAGCGTCTGCTGGTAGACCTCACGGCCCTTGTCTCCCTTGGGGGCGTAGGTTGACGTAGCCGAAGCGGAGCCACGGTTGGCTTCCTGCTGCTTCATCCGGGCAAGCTGCAACTGGGCGATCTGGGACTGGGTATCCAGCAGCGGAGCGCCACGGGCACGATCTTCCAGACGCTCGCTAGCCAACTGGCGAGCCTGTTCCTCTTGGAAGTTGAAGCCGCGCTCCTGAAGCCCAAAGCCACGCTCACGCATGGCGCGATCAGCGGCGGATTCCTCACGGCGCAGACCTAGTTCCTCGCCCATGAAGCCGTACTTAGCAGCACGCTCAGCGGCAGAGTCCTCACGGCCACCCGTGTACATCTTCTCCGACAGGCCAAGCTGCTTCAACGCCACATCCTTGCGCCAGTCATCCTGACTGCGCTGGTCCATGCGGTTCGTCTGCCACATATTGATGCGGTCGCCACGGTCGGCGTTCCACATGGCAGTCTGGTCGCGGGCGTCCATGTTCCAAGACCCTGACGGGTCCATAGCGGAGAACTTCTGTACGGGCATGTGGTGTCCTAGTTCGTGTACTTGTAGATGTTCTGGTAGCTACGGGCGTTCTGCGCCGTAGAGACAGGGCCGAATGCGGTGTTGCCGTACTGGATGGGAGTCTGCTCAGCGGCGACCTGTAGCGGTCCAGTGGCAGGCTTGCCAGCAGTGCCGTTGATGGTCTTACCGCCAGAGTTCGCCCAAGCGGTCTGCAAAGCGTTACGCTCAGCTACGCTCAGGGGTTTCTTCTGGAGTGGTGAACTGCCCCCAGCAGCAACCGTGCCCTGACCTCCACGCGTTGTAGTAGTAGCTTGCTGCTGCACAGAACTTGGGTTATATCCGCCACTAGATTGCGGGGTGGAGAAGGCGGTTCCGCCAGATACAGCAGGAGTAGACGACCCTCCAAACTGACGGTTAAGGTTCGCCTGTGCCGCCATCAGCCGCCCCTGAGTCTCAGCGGCATAGTTCTGCACGGCAGCTTGGCTTGCAATGTCTCCTGAAAAGGCGACGTTGGAGGCTTGGCGCTGTTGCTGGCCTTGACGGAGAGCCTGCGTTGGGTCCATGCCGCGAGCAGCAGCCGTATTGCGGATCTCTTCAGCATTGACCGCTTCTGCGGCAGCAGTCTGGTCAGCTTGCCGATTAGTTAACTGGTTTACAACTTCAGAAGTATATGGCCCCTGCTTTTGGAGAAGTGCCATAGCCTCTTGCCAAGCAGCATCGGCCTTTTCAGAAGCCAACATGGCCGGGTTTTTGCCACCTTCAGCGATAGTTTTCCCACCATATGTTGGGCCTCGATACTCTTCGACTGGGGTTGATGTATTACTAGTGCCCGCAAAGGCTCCGGCAGTATTAGCGGGCATGCGCCCAAGTCCGAGTATGGCCATATGTGTATCCTATGTGGTGTTTATGGGTTGCAATCAATAGGTGATCTATGCAACGCCGCTGATATGCAGACGATTGGACGCTCCGGACACATACGTCGAGTCTTGAACGTAGTGCCGCATTGTAATGGTGTCGCCAGCCGACAGGTAACCAGTCCATGTTGCGATACCATCAAGCGAGTTGGACCTTCCAGAGAATACTGGTGATACCCCACCAACAGTGAAGCTAAGCCCTTCGATGCTGTCGCTACCATTCGTGCTGCCATAAGGCATGGTGAGTATGGCGTATGCTGTATAGGTAGATGCCGATGTCCAACCGCTCACAGGGACAAATAGCCGAGAGACTACCGTGTATATGCCGTTAGCCGGTACGATAACATCGTTACCGCTTACTGACAGATTTCCAGATTGCGTGGTATATGCGGCATCGAATGTACCGGTTGACGTGGTGAGGTCGCCATACGCATGAAGGTAGTAGAAACTAGGCGTGTAAGCTGCGGCTGCCACTGCCGCGTCTACGTACTCGGTAGTGGCAAGCCCGCTCAGGTCAGGGACGCCACCCGATTCCTGCGATGTATCCGCGCTCTGGTCCTGCGTCTGCCCATCACCGGGACCGCCAGAACCAGCGCCATTCAGCGCAAGGTACAACTGCTCAATATCGCGGAGGATCTGAGACTGGCCAAACTCGTTGAACGGCGCGTTCGTTGAGATAGGCATTAGGTTTCCTCAGACGGCTTTGTGTTGTTGTCGCGGAACGAGGCATCAAGGAAGCGGACGCCATCAAGCGGAGTCTCGGCAATGACTTCCGCACGGATTACGCGCTTCCAGTCGCTTGGTGTCGGCACCGGGATAAACCCGTCCGTAGCACCAGCGTCAAAGTCCAGTGAAATGATGTTGGCAGCGACTGAAACACCAGCCGGGAAGTCGTCGGCAGCGTTGGCTGTAGCTGGGACAGCCGTGGCGCTGAAGTCCTGGTAGAAGTTGACCTGCCCGTCGCCCATGTCGTCATCAGGACGTATAGCCATCAGGAACTTATCGGGCCGCTTGGCGAAGTTCATGCCCTCACCGGGGATCCAGTCCGTCATAATACGCTGACGGATGCTGCCAACGTAGACCTCCATGCCAGCAGTAGGAGCGTTGGCCAGCGCAACGCCAACGGTGATCTGGCTTCCAGACGCCACCGTGATCAGGCGTTCCTCGCCCGTAGACGGGACGTACAGCGTCTGCCCGACAACGGCAGTATTGGTCCCATTGATGACGGACGTTGTGCTGCCGCTGGTCACGGTGACCACACCAGCGCCACCACCGTCGTTGGCGGCAGTCCCTACGCGCCAGAGGTAGTTGTTGGAGTCGCCAATCATCAGGCGCTGACGGTCGGTATATGCCGTATTCAGCACGCCAAACGACACCGGCTGACGGTACGTGTACAGCGTCCATTCCTGCGTGTCGAGCGACCAGCAGAGCGCGCGCTTGCAGTATGTCTCACCAGAGAGCGGGAAGAAGAACAGCACCTCACGGCGCTCCGGCTCGTAGACGATGAACTGCGCTGCGGTAGCCGATGCGTCCATCAGCGACTCAAGCGTATCGTCCACGCGGCGGCTGATTTTCTTGGGCTGCATGGCGTCGATCATCCACATGCCGTTACGTCCCCAGCCGACCAGTACGCCGCCATCAATCTTGATCACGCACCGTGGATTAAAGCACCCGAAGTTACCGGGGATGTCGCTAACCATAGCTGCGGCAGGGTCACTCGAGTAGATGAGCCGACGCATGCTGCGGGTACCGAAGAGGTACATATCGGTGTAGAAGGACGACATTGCCGTTGGCGTATCGCCAGCATCCAGCGTGACAGCACGGGCGTAGTTGGTCTGGTCCCAGGACTCGGGGAATAGGGCGCGGCTCCACGCCAGGGTTCCGGTGGTGATATCCCACAGCCAGAGGCGCTGCCGATGTTCGCAGAAGATATCATAGGTTGCCGGTGGCTGATCGTGTCCGAACTCACCGTCGCGGCTAGCGGCGACCTGCACGATGAGGTTGGCATCACTGATATCGACGTTGGTCGTAGACCCGCTATTGGCGATAGTCTTTGCCCGGTAGTACGTCTCAGCGCCAACAGCGGTCATTTCAATGATGATGTGGCTGACCGTGGAATCCGCGCTATCGTCGTAAGTAACGTCAATGGTCTGCCCAGCCGTGGTAGTAACGGAGACGACATCACTGGGATTGCTGTACCGATTGCGCGTGCTGTCGTAGTAGCGGTAGCGGATCAGGTGCAGGCCAGTGTCTACGCTGCCAGATCCAGTTCCGGTAGCAGTCGGGTCAACGGTTGGAGCAACTATGCCAACCGTGCGCGCAGCAGTCGTACCGTCATCCATGGCGCGTATTTCAGTGCCATTCGTGTAGTACAGCCGGCTGGACATGGACGCGAATGTAGCACGTTGCGAGGTAGACAAGCCAGTCTCCAGTGAGGCCACGGCTCCGGTGGTCTGATGTACCGACTTGATCGCCCCAGCCGACGTAGCGATGATGGCATACGCACCCATCTCGGCGGCAGACCAACCGATGGAAGCCAGATCGACCTTTGCGCCAAAACCCAGACGACGGCGGCATTCACCCTTGATGTAGAGCGAGCAGTTCTCAATGGCTTCCCAGCCATCACCTACATCCGTCTCGTCATCCCGATAGCCATTCCAGGCCATGTCAGGTGACCCGCTTCCAGCGCGGCGAATCACGGCCAATCGACAGGTCCATGCCAACGGCCGGTACATCGGTAGCCGACTTGTCCTGCACAGTCAGGCGGGACAGGGCTTCCTTGTACGCCTGCATGGTCGTGCCAGCGTCTCCAGCCATCGACTTGCCCGCCTGACGGGCCAACTGGTAGTCCATCGCACGCTTCAGGACTTCCAAGTGGACCGGATCCCAATCGGCAATGTCGGTGTCATTGACCAGCCGCGCTGGGCGGGCGAAGTAGGTGTAGTTCAGCATCTCATCGCTCTGCGGGTACGGCCAGCAGATGAACGAACCATTGGCCACGCAGAAGACATCGGCAAACCGCTGCGAGTAGACCGCTGCGCTCTCGGCTTCCATGACATCCGCCAGCGACATGGGCGTAGCGCCCCAGCCCCAACGCTGACCGGGCAGGTTCTTGTGGAAGCGCCAGAGGTCGTCGGGGAGATCGTACTCGTTCTGGTACAGGATGTAACTAGCAGCGGTGATGGTTGTAGCGCCCCAGACATCCGTCATGGTCAGCGTATCGGTATCGGTTCGGGTGTAGACGTCGATGATCTGGTTGCTGACAAACAGCTTACCGCTAGCTGCCCATGATGGCCACGTGCCGCCCACGAGTTCCACGTTGGCGCTGCCGTTGGTAATCGTGATCGTGCCGGTGGAGTACGGCCCGTGCAGGCTGAGCATCGCCCGACGCAGCAGGTGCGGCCACAGGCGCTCACTGGACACCATATCCAGCGCATCGTTGGCAACGCTCTTGATGATCGTGTCAGCCTTGCTGCCAACCGAGTCCACGAACTGGCGGCGGATGTACGCCCACAACTGGGCGGCAGACATCGGGTTAGCAGTGCTGCCAGCAGCCAGCGTAATGTCAGCGCCGGGACCAGTGACCGTCAAGCCGCTGACCGTGATCGTGGCCGTAGCCTGCGTGTACCCGTTCTTCTGGGCGCGCACCGTGTACGTGCCGTCCGACAGGTAGACCGGACCCCACAGTCCCAAGGCGTCAGTCGTGGTCTGCGTGATGAAGGTTGAGCCGAGGGTGATGTAGACCGTGGCCCCGTCGATAGGGGCTGCCCCATCGTACACACGGCCATCTGACGCCGTAGCCGTAAAGCTCGCCGGGGTCGTTCCACTGGTGCCGGTGTCGTTGACGACGTAGATCTGGTTGAAGGCGTCAAGCGTTGACGCAGTACGGATGATCTGAAGGACGTAGGTGCCGTTGACCGCAACGAAGGCACTGGAAGCAACTTCAACCTCGTACTCACCGGGGTTATTGGCTGCGCTGACCTCAGTCACGGTGATACCAGTTGTGGACTGGTTACCAGTCCCGTCCAGCGACAGGCGCTTGGTGAAGCTCGCGTCAGTCAACCCAGTAACAAACGCCCCAGTTCCGTCCTGAATGATGATAGCGTCCCGCAGAGTCGTTGATTTGCGATGGTAGACTATGCTGGACATATGGGTTGCTCAATAGTATGCAAAAGTGTGGGATCGCAAGCAATAGCCCTATGGATACAGGCAGAAGCCATTGGTTCGTGGACGCATAGCCCGAATACCAGCAGGCTCTTAGGGTCCAGCAGGTTGACGGACTGCTCAAACCCGAACTTACGGAAGCGATGTCCCATGCAGCGTAGGGCATAGGTGTGCGCCAGACGCTTGGCTGGCGTCCAATCCGGCCACAGTTTCTCATCAAGATCCATGGTCGGCCCAATACTGTAAAGAACGGAAGCTATTCAGGATGGCATCGCGGAGCATGGCGAACGCCTGTGGCTCAGTAAGTGGCAGGGTACGCCGGAGGACACTAATGGACAAGTAGACCGTCTGGAGCAGCACTTGGCCCAACTGGTGGTCCTCTGGATCGAACAAAGCGCCTACGACCAACCCGTTGGCATCCGTCGCTTTCTCTGCCCGTTCTACGGCCTGACGGATGATCTGACCCATCTGCCCTATACGTGTGCCGTTTGTGGCTGTACGGTCAACAGGACGCGGCTGGAGGCATGGCTTATCGCCCAGCCTCGGGGCAAGCGGCTTAGACTCGGCTCCCTTGATGACGGCACCGCCGGGCGCACACTGGACGATGGTCGCCATGGTAGCCATCCCCTCCAGTTCGTTGAGCGCCTGCCGATAGACCCGGTTGCTGGCCCGTTCCACGCCATCGGCACACATGACAGATCCGCATTGCTTCTCTTCTGCGAATGCAAACCCTGCATAATGCCCTTGAGCGAGGTCATGGCCGACCAGCCAGCAGGTTCCCGTAGCCATACGGGCAGCGATCCATGCCGATAGAGTGCCAGATGTCGTGGAGACGGGGATGTCCTCACGGCTGATGCCTAGCCATCGGCTCACCTTGCCTACGTCACCGACCAGATAGTGACGGCTGCACATATCAGGCGCATGCGGCACAAGGGGCAAGCCAGCGTAGACCACACTAGACGGCAGGGGCAGCGGGATCTTGTCTGGATCTGGCAGCCGTTCCTTGGGGCAGATGACATGCGGGGTGATACCACATGCAATCAGCCGTGGGATTGCTGAATGTGAGGCCACAATCAGCACTTTGTCCTGCGCCTCACGCAAGAATGGGGTACATTGGTCCAGACTTGGGCCAGAACCGACCGATATACTATCGCCGTGGTAGATGCCAACGGGAAGCGGGTCAGCGTTCAGGAGCCAAGCGTTGCGTTTTATGACATCTAGACCAATCACTGTATCTAAAATATCATCACCGAACGTTAAGAAATGCGACTCATGCAACTCCAGCGTCGGGTCTTCTAGCCGGTTAAGTATGGTGACAACCGGCGTAGAATTGGGCTCCATACAGATCCTCCGGTACGCTTCTAATCTGAGACAGTAGTGAGTCAACGGCAGGGTCCGGTGACAAACGAACAACCACCCGCCCAAAGAGCGAGTGGCTGACGCCGGGGTCTACCCGGTAATCGCAATCCGTAGCCGTCAGATCAGATGAGGCCGGAGAGGACTGCGGTCGAGTCGCCAGAGAGTGCGACAACAGCGGTATTGGTAAGATAGCTGGTGTTGCGGAGCTGCTGGGCAAGGCTGACAGTAATGCTGGTGATCTGGGCATACGCGAGGATAAGCCCCAGCGAGTTCACGGCAAGGCCCGCTTGGACGGCAGTCGTGTCAATCAGCGTGCAGCCAGACAGAATGGTGCATGGACCGCTGAGCTGGAGCAAGAAGTAGTCATTGGCAAGCAGGCTGGTCGTCTTGGTGCTGCCAGTCTGACCGTCAGGAATGACGCCGAAAGCGTAGCCCTGAGCGTTGGCTGGGAGGTCAACGTTCCAGGTCGGAACGCCAGCGGAGAAGGAGGTGACCACACCGCGACCACCGGCATCAGCCAGTTCGGTTACGAGCTTGGCGACCACGTAGATCTTGCCATTGGCGAAGACCACCTTGCCGAGATCAGCCTTGTGAGCGGCGTTGGCCGAAGCCGTGCCGACAGTGATGGGAGCGTGGAGGATGGACATGTGTTGTTCTTTCTACCGGACTAGCCGGATACGAAGGTGATGGTCCACCCCTGGCAGGTACACCCTACCAGGGGCTTCGCATCAGATAGTTCAGACCGCGCCGCTGTACTTGCTGGCGCGACCGAAGTAGCGCGGGTTGCAGATGAGCTGGCCGGGGAAGGTGCAGCTAGCGAGCCACTGGCGACGATTCGGGTCACGGGTGATCTCAGTCTCAAGGATACCGGCGTCTTCGCCGCTGACCTTCAGCGGGTTGCCGTCTTCCAGCCCACGGTACAGCGGCTGCACCTTGAGCTTCATCTGCGCACCGGGGAAGGCGTAGGCAGTGTCGGCAGGCATCAGATCGTCCCAGAACCAAGTAACGCCCTGGTGCAGGATGGAGTCAGTCGGCCAGCCAGTCTCAGCAACGCTGGTGTCGCGCTTCTTGTCCGTCACGAAGATCGTCTCGCGAACGGCCTTCTTACGGCCCAGGTACTCGAAGAAGTTGCGGTCCAGGATGCCAACCGTGGGCTTCTTCATACGATCCGAGTTGCTGAAGCGGCTCAGACGGAAGACGAGATACGAGAGGAATATCTCGATAGCATCATCCTCATCCTGAGCAGTGCCAGTCCACAGGGACGAAGCCGAGTTGACCAGGGTCGGGGTCCAGGCGTCCCACTGAGCCGAGTCAACCGACACCTGACCAGGCTTCAGGGCCAGGCCAAGGTACTTGTTGGTGCCGTTGACAGCCACTTCCTTGTCGGTGCTGGCAGGGATAGCACTCGTGAAGGTACCAGTACCGGTCGAGGTCGTCGGCGGGGTGTAGCCTTCAATGTCATAGTCACCAATCGCGGTGCCGGTCGCAGCCGAGGCACCAGTCGAGAGAGCGCCCATGCTGTAGGTCGAGCTACCATCGTAGCCGTTGCCGGGGAGCAGGGTCGGAAGACCCTCAATCGGCAGACCGCTGCCAGCGTAGATGCTGGAGTTCATCTGGAGCATCTGGTGGCGCAGTCCGTTCTCAGCGGTGATCGTATCACGGATCATAGCGGGGATTTCGCTCTTGCTCAGATCAACGATCTGGCTGCCCTTGTTCCGGCGCAGCGCACCACGGTCCAGAGCAGTGCCGTTCACGACCTCAGCGAAGTTCGCAACCCAGCGCTGATAGCGCTTCTTGTGGGTGAACAGCGCCGAAATGTCCTGACCAGGGGCCGAGATCGACGGCAGGATGCGACCCGCTTCGATAGCGCCCGAGAGTTCGTAGGTCTGCGACTGAAGCTGGGTGCCATCAGAGCCGCCCTGCACGTCGTATTCAATCGCGCCGGCCTTCTTGATCTCCTTGAACAGGGGGTCATGGTCGCTAACGCCTTCCCAAGCGCCGCGAGCGACGTTGGCAAGAGTGGTGGTGGAAACGGGATCCTGGGAGCCTGACATGGGTTAGCTTTCGTATTTAGCAAGCAGTTGAGCGAAGCGGGGAGTGGATGGGTCGATGCCCTTCCGTTTGGCTTCCGCAATCGCCAGAGTGTATGGGTCGGTGTTAGCCGGACGCGGGTCGCGGGTAATGGCAGCCTCGCCCTTGGTCAGTCTCTGCTGTTCCTTCGCCATCTCTGCCTTCGCGTCCACCTTGGACGAGTTGGCCTTCAGGCGCTGGTTTTCCGCGTACAGCAGCATCATCTGTTTGGCGTATTCGTAAGGACGGCTTGGCATCTCTTTGAGTGCTCTGGTGAAGTCCTTGCGATGCTCTTCGATGAGCGGAGCCAACTGGGGGTCTGCAAAGTCGCTCTGGACACTGTGTTCAGCTTCCATCTTCGACATGAACTGCTGGACCTTTTGTTCGGCCAACTGTTCGACCATTGGGAGCAGGGTGCCGTGCGGGTCGGTGAAGAAATCCCGCTGGAAGTTCTGTAGGTTATCCCGGTACTCGTTAATCTGATTCTGCTCTTCGGGCGACATCGCGGAGATGATCGCCTGCTTCATGGCTTCCTGCTGCTCGGGCGGCAGGTTGGCCGGAATGCGCTGAAGTTGGGAGTTGATGACCTTGGCTCGCTCAAGCAATCCGTTGAACTTCTGATTCTCGGGATGAGCCTTGCTCCAGGGCTTGAGGGATGCGGCCTTAGCTCGCTCATCCTGCTCCGACTTCCACTTCTCCAGTTGTGAAGCCTTCTCCTGCGTCTGCGACATCTGCTGCTTCCACTGGCTGATCTGCCTGTCGAAGTAGCTCTGCTGATCGCGGAGTCGCTTCTCCAGAGTCGGACCTTCCTTGGACCAGTCACGCTGTGGCTGCTGTTCGGGTGACTGACTATTGGGGGGTGTCAAAGACCCATCGGCTTTGGTGTCAGGTACGACCGGATTGGTCGGCTGATCGCCATGCGTTTCCTGCCCTGCCTGAGCGGCCTCTGGTGCAGCAGCGGCCTCAACGGAGGGTTCGCTGGTCTGCGCAGAGCCGGTATCAGCCTCGGCTTCGGGCATGGTAGTATCGTCGTCAATCATTGTCAAGCCTTTCTATGGCTTATTCGTCATTGTCAGTTACCGGTATGGTACTGACTAGTTAAGCTTTCGTGACCACGAAGCCGCGACGATGCCCCTCGTCAATGGCTTCCTGCTGGCTCTTGGCGTAGTACGGGCTGCGGACATCGTAGTCCAACTGGCTGATGCGCCGTCCCTTGCCGTTGTTCTCGGTGGACCATGCCTTGCTATCGCCGCAGACAAATGCTGGCGAGTTGATCATGCGCTTGGCAATGGTGCCGCAGTCTGGGCATTCAATCGCACCATCACGCTTGTCGATGGGGACAATCTCATCGAAGATGCACTTGCATGCGGGGCAGACGTAATCAAAAGTCGGCACTTTAGCTCCTTGTTGTGTCTATGTTTTAGACAACAACGAGGTAAAAGTCAACGAGTGATACACTGGCCCGGTAACTAGCGAAACGCCCTGGTTCCCAAGCGACCAGTTAATACAGTCAGTTACGCCAAGGAGATACGCACAGTGACTTACCAAGTTAGCGCCCAATGCAGACAAGTCCTCGTAGCCTGTGAATCTAGCGGCACTGTCCGCGAAGCCTTCCGTAAAATGGGCCACAATGCTTGGTCTTGTGACCTACTGCCATCCGACGACAATAGCCCCTATCACTACCAAGCCGATGCGCGCCTTGCCATATCTTGGGGAGATTGGGACGTTATCATTGCTCACCCACCTTGCACCCACCTTGCCAGTTCTGGCGCACGGCACTTCGCTGCCAAGCGTGCCGATGGCAGACAGCAGCAGGGCATCGACCTATTTCTAGATATTGAACATCTGTGTCGCAGACATTCTCGCTTCGGGTGGGCCATTGAGAACCCTATTGGAATCATGTCGCGGTTGTATCGCAAGCCTGACCAGATCATTCAGCCGTGGATGTTTGGGCATCCCGAAACGAAGGCTACGTGCTTGTGGACTAGTGGGCTGCCGCTTCTGGCCCCAACCAACAATGTAAAGGCTGAGATGCTTGCGCTGCCCGTTGCACAGCGCGACCGTATTCACCACATGCCGCCATCAAAGGATCGCTGGAAGCTCCGGTCAAAAACGTACCAAGGTATCGCGGACGCCATGGCCCGACAGTGGGGCGGTTAGGCCGGAGGCGGGGTTCCGCCAGTCGGCCCGGTCTGCGGCGGAGCAGCCGGAGGCGCACCCTGGGGCGGCATAGCAGCCATCATCTGCTGCTGCATGGCGATCTGCGTAGCGATGTTGCGGGCAGCACTGACAAGCTCGGGCGACATGCGGTTCTTCTCAGCGAACTCAGCAGCCAGAGCAGACACGAACTCGCCACCGCCAGGCATGTTCACCAGGCTCGGGGCAAGCTGATTCAGCGCCACGTTGAGGTTCTGGATCTGGGCGTCCAGGTCCATCCGGCGCATGCTGCCAGCGTCAATCGTGCGGTCGGCTTCGTGGATCCATGCTTCCATGTCCACCAGCGTCGGCGGTCCGATGATCTGGTCGATCTGCTCAGGCGGGATTCCCTGCATGGCAGCCTGCTGCGTCATCTGCATACGCATCTGCTGCTCCTGCGCGACGGCTTCAGGCGAGGCGATCTCGCCCCAGATCTTGCCAGCTTCAGGTCCGAACAACTTGCCGATGTCCTCAGACGGGTGCAGGAAGCGAGCGGCGAACAGGCGCTTGCGGTAGATCTTCTCCAGGAACTGCGTGACGCTTTCGCGCATGCTATCGCTACGGGTACGGCTGTTCTGCTCCACAAGCTCGGCAGCCTTAGCGCTACGCAACTGGGTCGGCGTC